TTCGCTGATGCAAATCTCTGCAATGTGACGACACGCAAACCGCAGGCCATCTGCCTCAGCAGAAACATAAAACGCACCAGTGCCAAACACCACCAAGTCATAATACAGCTCATGGATCTCTTGCTGGAAGTTAGACCGATTAAAATGCTGATACATTTGATCCATGCACAGCTCTAACCACTCATTCGCAGCATCATCACGCTGCAAGCCAGGATCACGATACCGCATCGAAAACCAAGGCGTGCTTGGCGATGTCAACATGCCATGCAGTGACGATGCCAACAACTCTACCGCATGAATAGCAGTCCCATCATAAATAAGCTCTGTGCGCTTGTCACCCTGAGTACGCTTCTTAACAATATCTGCCTTACGTGGCAGCATGTAATCCGCAAGCTCTTGCCAATGCTTTTCCCAGTTAGAACGCTGAGATTGTAAAGTGCGATAACGACGATCTAGCTGCGAAACTATTGGACTAACTTGTGCCATTACTTTTTCCCATATCCACTCATTATACTCGGCTTGCGTAGCTTCAAGCCCTCCATCGAACCGCCCATCGTGCGGCCCGCCATTCTCTGGCTCAACCGCTCTATTGGATCAACCGTAGCAACGCCTGTCATCTGAGCAGGCTGTGACGCATCGCGCCCCATAATCCCAGATATATTAGACGGTTTCTTTTTAATCAGCATAGCTTACCCCGCTAACAGCGAACGACGACGACGAAGGCTTCTATCTTCTTCTTCAACTTCTCCACCGCCAAGCAACCCCTGCGGCCCAGTTAAGATAGACGCGCGGCGGCCCTTTGTATAATACTCAACCGCCTTATCTTCAGCAGGCCCGACAGACTTAGCAGCCGCAGCCTCTTTCGCACCGCCAGCCGCAGATCCAGTTGCAACAGTTACAGGCGCAGGCGCAGGCGCAGGCGCAGGTGCTGGTGCTGGTGCTGGTGCTGGTTCAGGCTCGGGCGCAGGCTCAGGTTCGGGTTCGGGCTCGGGTTCAGGTTCTGGCTGCGCTACACTCGCAGCAGTCGCCAGCTCATCCGTAAACGATGACGTGTCTTGCTCAACATCACCAACAGTATCACCGCCAAACGCTGATGTCGCAGCAGATGTTACTTCATCTAAAGCTTCGCTGGCTTCTTCTGCGGCCTCTTCTGACTTGGCCTCAGCCTCTTCTAAATCTTGAGGCGCTTCCTCTTCTAACGTCTCGGCAGTCAAATCAGTATCAATTTCGCTAAGCTTTGCCTCAGCCTCTTCATCAGCGCCCTCTAAACGACCACCAAAACCGCCAGTAGGCTCTTGCTCTGGCTCTGGCTCTGGCTCTGGCTCTGGCTCAGGTGCAGGTGCAGGCTCTGGTGCTGGTTCTGGTTCTGGTTCTGGCTCAGGTTTAGGTGCAGGGCGGTCATCGTCATCGCTCTGCATAGTTGCGGCTCTTTCCTTTGAAGCCTCAGTGCGCTCTTGATAACTTTTAATGGCTTTTTCGCTATACCCTTGGTCACGCAGCGTTTGAGCCTGCTGTTCTTTACTTTGACCAAACGTAGATGTCCCCATCTTAATATCTGTAAGCAAACTAGAGCCAGTGCTTTTAATAGTTGGAGCCGTACCCTTGCCCGCGCTTCTCTTAGGCTTATCATCATTACCGCCGCCGCCGCCGCCACTATCCTTGGCTAAAGCAACAGTTTCCCAAAAATTTAAATGCCTAAAAACGCCAAACATACTAGCTCTCCAAACGATAATTTGCACCCACCATACTATATTTGCGCTTTTTCATCAAACTATCAAATGCAGCAGGGTTTATATCAGTGCTATAGCCTATCCTAATTTCCGATGCGCCCCTTTGTTTTGCCCAATGCTCAAAGCAATCTAAAAGACGCAATCCAATCCGTGTTCCTCTTTTTTCACGGACAACAAACCACGCAATGTCATTTGCAACAAGTTCTTCGCTAAAGTAATACTCTGAAATGTATCCAGCATACAATCCTAAAGGCCTACCATTATCAACAGCAATAAACACAACTTTATTTTCATCGTTTAAATACATCCCAAATGTATCAAGCAACTTATCTTTGCTAAATTTTAATTTTGAATACGAGCTTTCTTGATGCATCAATAACCCAAGCTGATGCACTAACCCAAAATCTCCCGAACCAGCTTGCCAATATTCAACCATCTTCACGCCGCAAATGGATCATAATTATTTTCCGCAAAGCGCTGAGGAGCCGACATCCGACCCCCATCTTCTCTCAACCCCACAGCAAAATACCGAAACGCATCAGCAGCGTGGCTACTCCAATCATGTACAGGATTTGCACGAAAATTTCTAGTCTTATCATTATACGCCCTATGATACTGCCGCAAACACTCCAACAACTGCTTGCACTTCTCACGGTCAAACCACAACCTCGGGATCAACATCTGAGCAGCATGTATCCCATCCTCCAAAGGCAACTTAGGCACAACTCGAAAATTTAACCCCAAATCCCAAGCCGTCTCCCGCCTAGACTTTCCAGACCCTAACTCCCGAACCTCAATGTCATGCGGAGCATTGTGCGTGCCATACAAATAACCACGCTCATTCAAAATCTGACAGTAATGCGGCAAACCCTGATTTCTATTCTCATAATAATCTATCACATGAACAGCACGACCAACAGTCTGCGTGAATAGTATACTTGTGCTATCTCCAACTCCGAGATCCCACCACGTATCTACCTTAACACCAGGATTATAAGGCACCTTGCTAATCTGACCAGCCTCGGCAATCTTCTCTAAATCAGCACCATAAATCGCACCCGGAACATTCGCATTCCAACTACACTCAAATTCCTGCATGTACTGATCGTGCGTCATCATCTGACGCGCAGCAGCCAATTCCTCTTCATCCAGCAAGCCTGTCTCACTCGCCTTGTACACAGCCGCCAGCCAATCATCGCTGCCAGTCGCCTGCTCATAATAATCATAAAACGCATTATGCCCCTTGGGAGTGCCGACGAATATGCAGAACCCCTTGCGATCCGACAACGCTGGCCTCAATACCTCAGGAAACACATTCTCAGGCATGTCAGCAACCTCGTCCATCACGCAGCCATCAAGATAAATACCGCGCAGGCTGTCAGGGTTTTCAGCGCCAAGCAGCGAGATCCTCGCACCTGTCGGCAAGTCACACCGCAATTCAGTCTCGTGAAACTTCACATTCGGTATGCCACCCGCAAAATGTTTTATATAATCCCAAGCTACGTTCTTCGCCTGACGATAGGTGGGTGCCATATAGGCATACCGGGGGTTCGACTTTCCAGAAAGCAACGCATGACGCAAGATATGATTAATAGCCCAGACCGTTTTGCCAAATCGACGATGGCAAACAACAACGCCCCAGCGCTTCTCCTGCATCTCATTATGCAAAGACATCTGCAACGGCCTTGGCTCATACGGTATCTCAATATGCGTCAATGCTCCACCACCTCCTCCTGATCTTCATATATCAGTATGCCGTGCTTCTCCAGAATAGCCTCATAAACATCAATAAGCAACACTGCGCATTCTAGCTGCTTTGAAACCGAGGAAGATATGAGGATGCCATCTCGTAAGGCGCTTAGGTGGTTCAGCAGTGCAAGCTGATCGGTTGTTAGGCTGTCAGACAAAACGTCTACTCCAGTCGGGTGATATACGTGTATACAACGGGCGGGCGTTTTGGCGGGGGTGGGGGTGCTGGGTTGCGCAAAATGCATGGCTTATCGGCAGTCGTATAACAGCTATTATGTTAAAACTTTTGTAAGCCCTTGTTATTGCTAAAGAAAATATCAAACCGAGCCATGCATTAAATGCAAACCACAAGATGTAGTGGTTGCCACCCCGCCGAAGCTGCCTGACCCGCCCCGATGTCGAGGCATCCCGACCGCCTACCTCACGCGCGTAGCTGTCAACGTCAGGATGTGTGATATACACATGATTTAGCATCAATGCTTTGTCGCTTGTTCGCTGTCGTCTTGCTCGTCATCAGGTATTGCATTGACCGCAACATCACCGCCAGCCCAACTGATTGTAAACGTCTGAGCCTGTGGCTGATCCTCTTTCTTGTCACGAACACCCCAAGGCATGTTGCGTGCTAGCGTCCACTTCAAGCTGTCAATCTCAAGTCTACGCCGCTGCACTTCCGCATTGGCTAGCCTGTTGTCCTCAAACTTCGGCAACGGATCTTGCGCCAACTTAATGATTTGGTCTGTGTGGTACTCACTCTGCATCACTCTGCCCCGACGATATATCTCGTACAGTTCATCGTCACGCAGCACAGCTTGCATCACGCCTTGATACGTTGGCATGCTATCCGACTTGAGTATATCCTTGAGTGTTTCGCCTACAGCCAGCCTGTCTGCAATCTTGTGCATCAGGTCTGCGTCAATCTTTACAGGTTTCTTTGCCATGTCTTACCTCAATTCTGCTAATAGGACTTTACCACAAAAAAGGCCCAGCGCAATGCTGGGCCAGTTCAGTGAGGCAGATTGCGCAGAAGGAAATGGGTAAAGCTCTGCGCCATCAGGTGCCACCACGTTATCACCAAGGTATCGGATCATCAAATGTTT